ATTTAGGATGTGTGAGATCGATCTTGTTGAGATAATTTTTTACAGGCAAGGCAATCTATTTACTCCTTCAAAGTAGCGATTTCGGGTAAGCCCACCAATGATTCGGGTACAATTGTGCTATAAAAAAATACAAAATTGACCTGAAACAACTGAGGAAAGAGGGAAGTTGGCTTATTATTTAACGAAAAATGCTTGTCTATGAGTACAGTAACAACCGTTGCCCCAAAATCTAATCTGGCAGCCAGACCTTCCTTCCGCGAAAAATATGATCATTTTATCAATGGCGAATGGGTCGCCCCTGATAGCGGGGAATATTTTGAAAATATTGGAGAAAAATTAAATCCGATGTTGAAAATGTTTGAGACTATGTTTCGACTGTTAGAACAGATTAATTTTATGGGAATGGGAAAGGTTTTTGGCTTTGGAGCAAATGCCTTGGCTGATATGCAAAGCAAAGTTGACAATAAATCAAGAGCTGAAAACCCGCTTTTTAATCCAAATTCTGGAGCTGTAGGAAGTTGGGATGATTCTAAAAAAGAAAATTTAGCCAGAGGTAATTCAAATTTAGCACAGGAAATCGCAAAAGCATTTAGTAGTCAACAATTTGATATAAATGTAAATGACCCAGGAGGGATTGTTGAATCTGTAAAAGTTAATGGTAAAAATTATTCCGGTGGTATTCCAGCAAAAACAAATTCCACAATGGGAGTTAAACCATAGAAATTATGATAACAAAAGACATTTTATTATACGAAACAGGAAGCGGAGGTGATTTTGCCATTATAAGCAACGATTTAGTATTGGGTGATGTTCTATATCAGCAATTCTATTTAGCGTTGTTTGGAGGCAACATGAGAGCATCTACAAAGCAAACTTACCTTGAAAATGAAGAGCGATTTGATTATTGGGGTAATTCTTTGATTTGGCCAACGAATAAAAGCAGACAATTTAATTCAGAAACTGAGCGAGTTCTGCAGGAAGTGGTTTTGAATAGTTCGGGCAGAATGAAAATAATACAAGCTGTAAAAACAGATTTGACTTATTTAGAAAGCATGATTAATTTTGAAGTTGAGGTAAGTTTACAAAGCTTAAATAAAATATCAATATTAATTACCTTTACAGGCAAGACAAATCAGCAAGACAAATCTTTACAGTTTGTTTTTGATAGTTCAAAAAATGAATTAATAATAGAACAAGTAATATGAAAAATATTCCGTCAATAATTGAGTTAAATGAGGATATTGCGAACGATTTACGCAGCAAGCTGGGTTTAACTGATGATGATTTAAAAAAGGTAGTGAGCGCACTACCTTTAGTGCTATCTGCACAATTTAAGTTGGCTTATTTGTTTTTAGCAGATATTCAGGATAATTCTTTTCCCGATAAAGCCACATCAGAAGTTAATGGAGGAATGCTTGAGCGATATGGCAGAGGATATTTGAATAGGAATCCTTTTCCAGATTCTATTGGAGTTTTTAAACTTTCGGTTACAGGAGTTGCAGGATCAGTTTTGAGAAGTGATTTAACCTTTAAATCAAATGATGATGCTTTGAATGCCGGACAGGTTTATGTTTTAGATACTGAATATACTTTGACAGGTACTGCAGATGAAATAGAAGTTCGTTCCATTGGAGCAGGAGTTCTTTACAATCTAAGTGTTGGAAATAATCTGACTATTACGGAGCCTGTTATCGGAGTAGATAAAACCGTTACTGTTTCAGAAGTAGTTACGCAGCCAACAGCAGGAGAAACCGAAGAATTATATCGAAAAGCTATTTTGAATGCAATACAGATTGAGCCACAAGGAGGAAGTAAGGGAGATTATCGTATTTGGGCTGGAGATGCGCAAGGAGTTAGGTTAATTTATCCGTATGTAAGGGATGGAGATTCAGGAACTATTGATATTTATGTTGAGGCAACTTTAATTGATAGTACCGATGGAAAAGGAACTCCAGGAAGTGCAATATTAAATGAAGTAGATGCTGTAATTAAATTTGATCCAGATGTTACGAAACCAACATATCAGAGAAGTAGAAAGCCAGCTCAGGTAAATTTAGTTGTTTCAGCAATTACTTTGATTCCTGTTGATGTTACAATTACTGGTTTGAATGATGATTCTGCTTCTGTTCAAACGGCCATTGAGAGTAGTTTAAAAGATTTTATTTATGATGTTAGGCCGTTTATCGATGGAGCTGATTTGTTAAGAAATAAAAATGATATTCTATATTCAGGAAATGTTCAGGGAGTTGTTACTTCTGCGTTATTAAATGGGAATTTCTTTAATGTTTTAGAACTTAAAGTAGATGGTAATATCGTTACTTCCTATGAATTTGGATTGGGAAATATCCCTTATTTGAGAAACTTAATATTCAATTAATATGGCTTATGTAGTTACAGAAAAAAGTACAGCTCATGGTTACGGAACGCCTCATGGATATAATACTCCTCATAGATTCCCTAATTATTTGAAAGGAAGTCTGGCTGATATAATGGCAAATTTAGCTATTGATTTATATCCTACAGGAAGAGCTTTTACAATGCAAAAAGGAGGGATTGCAGACAGTATGCATGTGGCCCTGAATCGAAGCTTTATCAGATTGGTAAATTCAGGGTTTTCAGTATTAGATTCAAATTTGCCAGATAATGAAAATTTTGATGCAGATGATTGTTTACTTTGGGAATACCGCCTTGGATTAAGAACAAATGAAGCTTTGCCAATTCAAGATAGGCGAGATGCTATTTTAAGAAAAATGAGCCGTGGCAGAAATGTTCCTGCCAGACAAGGAAAAGAGTATATCGAATATCAATTAAGAATAGCAGGATTTGATGTTTATGTTCACGAAAATACAATTCCTTATCAAACTCCAGAGGATATAATTTCAGGATCAACTAATATAGCACAACATGGCGGGGATTCGCAGCATGGTATCGGTATGCAGCATGGAGCAACTTCGGTACAATTAATTGCGAACTTGTCAACTCCAAATGAATCATTTTCTGTAGGTAGTGAAAGTCTTTGGGCTACTTTTTTTATCGGAGGTGCTGTGCTTGGTGAATCAGCTATAGTTGATGCTAATAGAGAACAAGAATTTAGAGAATTGGTTTTGAAATTAAAACCCGCTCATTTAGTTGCATACACTTTTATTAACTTTACTTAAAATTAAAAATATATGATACCATTAAATGCAAATGGAAACGTTGATAACAGCGATTTAGTAAATTATCCTGATGGGCGTATCAGGGATAATGATGGAACAAGCAACGGTACAGGAGTTAATCGTTCGGTTTATGGAGATTTACATTCTACCATTTCAAAACTGATGAGGTTATATGCGATTACTCCTAACGGACTTCCAGATAATGAAACAAATGGATTTCAACATATAGAAGCTTTACGAGGTTTAGCTTCCAAAAATGACTTCATTTATCCATTGAGTACCAACGGCACAATACTAAGCGTGGATATTAAGTTTTCCCAAATGTTGGATAATGAATATATTGTTTGTTTGGCATCTTTCAATAAGGCAGCGGAAACCCAAATAAAAGGCATAGGAGCAGGAACTTTCGCAATTACTTATTCTGGTAATTTCAAAACAAATGAGTATGTTAGGGTAATCAAAACAAGTGGTGGCGTATCTATAATTAGAGTTGCTGATGCTGTGAGTTTAGATGCTATGGTTGCTGATGCTTTGTATCTGAAAAAAGCTTCACAAGCGGAAGAAAATGCAGGGTCTATTGATACTGTGGCGACTACTCCAAAGGTTAATAAAATAACTTATGCATTAAGAACTATTGGTGCTGATTCTGTAAATTATTTAGCAAAACCAACTGGTGATCCTGACGAAAGAAATGGTCTTATGTCTAAAGCAGATAAAGCATTAGTTGATTTGTTTTCTTCAAGTATTCCGAGAAATAGAGGTTGGTTTTCTGGATTAGATGTACATGGAAGTTCAGGTGCTTTACCTGTAAGTGGTGACCTAACATCAGCTGTTGCTTCTGTCACTTTTGTAAATGATTCTCTTATTTTAGTTACGATGGATAATCCTATGGATGATACAAATTATTATGTTAGGACTTTTTTACAAGGACAGAGTTCTACTTTAGAGAATGATGTTGATGTTTGTACGCCTATTTTTAAGCCTTTATCAACTACTCAATTTCAATTAGGTTTTAGAGAGGTATCTGCTGAAACTCAAAGTATAAAAG